CACCAACAGGACGGAACTGAGCAGCTTGAGCAGCCTGCTGACCCGTAGCCAGAAGGTTGTTAGCTAGTTGATTCTGCTGATTAGCTGCATACTGAGCAGCGCCTAGCGTACCGAGAGCACCAACGCCCCCACTAAGCAGGCCACTGACTGCCTTTTGTTCTTCTGGTGTGAGTGCCATTAGTAAGTCCCTCCGTCTACGGTGGCAGTGAACGTGCCAGATACCGTTAAGTTAACCGCTGTAGCAGTACCCGTCAAAACAGCGCCAGAAGCATCTGCTTTAGAGGTGATTGCTGAAGCAATATTATCGAACTCTGTATTGAGTTCTGTTCCTTTAACCAGCTTCGCAGGATTACCTGATGCTAGGCTATCCTTGGTAGCAAAGTTTGTGCTCTTTACATAGTTACTCATTACCGAGTCCTTCCTGCTTTACAGAATACGTCTAGTTTTTGAATTGAAAGCTCAAAATCACTGATGATTGTTTCAATACCTAATTGAATAACATTACCAGCCCCACCAACTTGAACCTTTTGATTATCAAATATAATACCGGAAGTATACTCACCGATGTTATATTCAGCGATACCATACTCAGCAGGATTAACATCTCCTAACTGAAGGAACTGAGAGTTATAGTTAGAACTATAATCAAAGCCGTATTTAAGAACCACATCAGCGCCATTACCACCGATGATGGTGAAACTAATCTTCTTCAGGATCTTAATAGCTGTGGGAGAACCTAGATCGAAGTAGTTAGTGTAATAACTCATCCGATAGGTGCTGGTGTTGTCCAAATTACCTGCGTAATAGCCCACAAACCCAGCAAAACCCATCAAGAACTCTTTTGATCGGGTAGAGAACAAGGCTCTAGGGACAAGAGTCCAAGTAGTAGCTCTAGCAGCCCCGTTAGGGAGAGTGTTTCTGAGATCAAAGCAATAAGTGATTCCAGTTACAGGCAATGTCAGAATATAGAAGGCATTGTTAGTAGAATAACCAGCTCTTATGTCTGCCAGGGTTTCAGCATTAACAGCAGCTACCAGATCATCACGGACATTAGCACTAATATCCCGCAAAGGAGCAGATCTTTCCTGAACCACTCGTTTCATTGAAATAACACCAGTATCGCTCAAGAAGATAATATCATCTCCAGTAACCTTAATCGTATCCCGAGCACAGCAACCAATACCGCTAACAGTATCAGCCAAAGACATATTCGTAGGGTCATTAGCGCCCTGATAGATCAGAATCTGTCTACGACCAAAGATATACAAATAATTATTATGAGCAGCCAAGCCTTGAATCTCATCAGCACCGGCAGGCCATACCTGAGCCACATTCAGCGACCCAGAAGAACCAGTATTGAGCACGAAACCCGACAAAAGATCAGAGAACTGAATGGTGTTCTTATCTGTGCTCGTAGAAGCACTCCAGGTGCGTCCATAGGCGCTTACAACGCAGTTTGCATTCTGTACCGTACCCAGGTATCCAGTCTTCTCAGAAACACGCCTAAACGTGGTTGCAGACACCGCAGGATCGAAGATTAAAGGATCATGCCCTTCTTGATACAGATAAAGGATTCCGTTCAACGGAGCCATCTGCCAACGGTCGTTGCTAATCGTTGGAGCTACTCCGCCCCCACCATAGGTTAGCACAGACAGGGTTGAACCACTGAGTTTAAATAACTTATTGTTACCAGCAGCAACGATATACGAGGTTCCATCTGCGGCAATCAATTCACCAATTGCTTTAACGTTAGCGGTGCTTAAGTCAGCATTAGAGGAATGCTTAGGAAGCCATCCCTTACGTGCTCCAATACGTCCAAATTTATCAATCACACAGTTAGAAGCAATGGTGGCGTAACCAGACTCCAATGCCACAGAGGAATCCTGGGTATTTACTCCCATGAATCCAGGGGCAGCAATACTGGAGGTAAGTAGTTGTTCAGACATTACGGATTCACCCAGACCACTTCTTCAAGGTAACGGTTACGCTCAATAGCCACAGCATCGGCCAAGGACAGACGATACAGTTGGTAAGCCTCAGAAGACAGAATACCTGAGTCCTCACCACGCTCGGCAATAGCCTTCGCATAAGCCAACATATTCACCAAGTGAGGAGGAACCAAGATACGATCAGTATCACCAGACAAGTCCACTTGAGGAACAATCAGGTTAAACCGTAAGGTGTATGCTCCGTCAGGGATGGGATAGACATCAACCTGAGTGTCTCCATTAACGTCAACACCGTTGAAGTTATAATAAGCAGGAGCACCTTTACCGCTTTGAACCAATAAGAACTGTTTATCCATCCACACGGTAGCAGCATAATTCATCTGCGTATCGTTGGTATCATTAAGAACGTCAATGACACGAAAGCGTGTACCTGAACCAGTCAGAATATAGTTAAATAGACTGTCAGTGGTGTTAGCCGTAAGCGTAGTGGTCAACGAGTTCCAATCATAAGCATCTTCAACCTCTCTCTTGGCATCATTGATATAGACACCAATCAGTTTGGAATAAGAGTTATCCTGCACAGAAGACACCGTAGGTTCACGGAGTCTGGTCAGTACATTATTGACCATATCAAGGTAGGTGGACATTTAGATTCCTTCTTTCTTAATCTGCTCAAATGTGCAGATGGTGGTAAACGTGCTACCGGCTTCAGAGGTAACCGTTATATAATCCCCTTCTTCCATCACCATGTAAGCCCCACCATCAATCTTTAGAAAGTCTTTAGAGCTAACAGCGTATTCATACAGAATGTTTATATCAGCACTTGCGCTAACATCTCGCCAAGTAACTGTTATGTGTTTGGTGGAGCCAGTACCGTTCAAAGCATACAAAAGATTCCACTTGGCATAATACCCAACAGGAACTTTGTAGACAACAGTAGGGGTTGCAGCAGTGATATTACTACCTGCTGTGACTTCTCTCATTTCTTCTTGTTCTTCTTGTTAGTGGCAGTACGCTGACCACGAATGGGCATATTAGCCTCGCTCATGGCAATAGCGATAGCCTGTTTACGGTTCTTCACCACAGGACCGCCTTTACCGCTATGCAGAGTACCTTCCTTGTACTCACGCATAACCTTACCGATCTTCTTTTCGCTTTTAGTAGCCATCATTATTCCTTATGAGGATATCTTGTGAGAAACCGCTGCATAGATAGCCCCAAAGAAGGCCCCAACGATCAGGATAGGTTTAACAGCCTTAGCCAGCCACTCTAGCACCGTAAAAGCCCCAGAAGCAGCTCTGAAAGCACTTACCATATCCTTGGTGTTGTTGTCGATCTTATCAACCTTCTGTTCAACCTGAACAAGCCTATCGTAGATCTCTTTGTGGCTAACTTCGTCCATTTATTCCTCTTTTGGCTCTTCTTTAGGTATTTGAGCTTCTGCTTGTTCTTTGATCTTCATCGCCAGAGGATAAGCACCTGAACTGGTTGGAAGATCTCCGAGAACCTTCAAAATACCTTGAACTTCATTAATATCCAGACTGAGGGTAATATTCATAGTAAACTCCTGGTTAAACCTAGAGCATACCACAAATTACCAAGGAAGTCCAGTAGCTGCGGTGGGATTCTTCTGAGCATTAATCTGAGCAGCCAAGGCAGCTTCAGTGGCTGCTTTGTCCACGCCAGATGCCCACACCCATGCTAGAACAGCATTCTGTGTTAGAGAGTTATATGGAACCGTAGGAGTCCCTTCTGTCCAACCAACGGTGGAATAGATAGAGGCAGAGAAGTCTCCATCTACTGCGGAAGCAGTCCAGTGAGCAGTGGTGACGAAACCGTCAGAAGTACGGCGGTCGAGATTAGTGATTGTCCAGGTTACGGTCATGGTTTTTCCTTTTAGGGATGGGTTGCTTTGTAAGCGTCGAATTCTGCTTTGAGTTCTTGGATGGCTGCGGTCAGGGTAGCAACCAAGAAGCTAGTATCAACACCTTGATATTCTGGATTACCGTTTTCATCAACAGCATCTTTGTGTCCGGTTACACATTCTCCTGCACCATCTTCTTGTAACCAATGTGCAATAAAGCCTTTTCCTTGATTGCCATTTAATTTCCATGTCCATGTAACAGGCCGTTGTTGCATAACCAGCGCAAGTGCCCCAGTCATCGGCGTGATATTTTCTTTTAATCGATAGTCAGAAGATGTGTTATAGGCAGTATTGGTTCCATCTCCGATAATTGAACCTGTTTGCGTGGGCGTTGAACCCATTGCAAACTTAAAATATCGCCCAACACCAGCGCCTGTTCCTGTCGTGTAATTAAACACTTCTGCCGTATAAGCAGAAGCGTTGGAATTATTTGTTAAAGTTGCAGCAGTACTTGAGCCTCCGGATACGCTTAGCTTTCCGTTTCCACCGGTTTGTTGTGCAGTAGTTCCCACCAGCAAGTTACCGCTGGAGTCAACAGTGAGGCGGGTCGCGCCAACACCGTTGTCAAACAATGAGACAGCGTTAGTTCCCGCCACCGATTGCCACTGCATATCGGTTGTGGTGTTCCTCAGACGAAGTGCAGAGGTTCCCGACGATGCGCGGGCCGTGATGATGCTGTAAACCTCCAGCTTGTCCACCGGAGAACTCGTCCCAATACCTACGTTACCGCTGGTGTCCAGGCGCATACGTTCTGTGCTTCCTGTACCAAACCGTAAAATATTAGCACCAGCATTGCTTCCGGCTACGGTGCTAATAAAAGCTCCGTTGGTGTAATGACTGACAGTTAGGTAACCATAGGTGGCTGTTGCATTGGTGGATTCATTGACATTTACACCGCCTGAACCGTTTGTTGAAACAGTTATGCGCCCAGATGGAGAAGTTGTCCCAACCCCTAGGTTACCGGAGGCATCAAGCAAGAACTGGTTTGTGCCGCTTGCCCCGGTCTGAATGGCAAAAGAGGAGCCGCCAAACAGTGTCGCCAGCGTGGTTGTGTTTGTGGCTGCACTGATCGTATACCCATAAGAACCCGTTGCATCATTGTGACGGAACGTGTTGCCTGCAATGTGCAGCTTTTGCGAAGGAGAACTTGTCCCAATACCCAGCCCTGTGCTGGTTAGGCGCATTTGTTCGCCGCCAGTTTGCAGATACCAAATCCACGGCGCAGTGCCGTAGTTGTAACTGGTAAATCCTGATCCAGAACCCAAAGATGATGCTGTATCGCCAATCAACCAAGCGTTTGATCCGTTGCGCTTGCCAAGGATATAAGACCCGTTTGCAGAATTGTCTGTGGCGTTTAGCGTCAGAGATGTTGCAGCATTAGACGATCCAGCACTTCCAAGTGAAACATTATTCGTCCCATCAAACGTCAGCGCAGAACCAGTGGTGACTACCTTGGAGCCGTTGAGGTACGCTACTCCGTTGGCTGTGCCGCCTGACAAAGTAGTCGTGCTTGATGCACTCAAGGTCGTGAAAGAACCCGCAGCAGCAGCAGTGCCTCCAATGGCTGGCGGTGATGCCAGGTAAGTTGAAAAGCCTGTTCCAGACACTGTGGAGGAAGCCGACAGCGTGGTGAAAGCACCTGTAGAGGCCGTGGTAGCCCCCACAGTGGTTCCATTGATAGAACCGCCAGTGATAGCCACTGCGTTAGCTTCTTGGTTACCCAAGCCACCAACTAACTTGACAACAGTGCCTCCGCTGTCTTTGGTGTATAGTTTCTTGTCAGTTACGTTAACCGCAAGTTCACCTTGAGTCAAGTCTCCAGTGACAGGAACCGCAGAAGCAGTGCTGGAGTTTTTAGTTACGATAGTAGAAGCCATAGTTTTCCTTTAATAAGTTCCACCGTTAATTGTTCCTGAAATCTTAGAACCATCTAGAGAAGTTAACCAAGACGGGTTAGCATAAGATCCAGTTGAATAAAGTCCGTTAGTGACCGTTGCAGCATTACCAGTAATCGATATACCCCACGTACCGCTAGTGCCTGTACCCGTCAAAGGAGCATAGGTGCTTGCAGCCGTAGCAGAGGTCAAATAACCAGCACTTGCATGATTACCCCAGCCGTAGGCAGTATCCCAGTTAGTCTGAGAAGCTGTGGTAGGAATAGAATAACCAGCGGTATACGACAGTGCCAACGTACCAGAAGACGTTATAGGACTTCCAGATACAGTCAAACCAGTGGGGACAGACAAGGCTACCGAAGTTACCGTTCCAGATAACGGTGTAGACCATGAAGGCGCAGAACCAGAACCGTTTGAGGTCAGCACCTGCCCAGAAGTTCCTTTACTGGTTCCTCCAACCGCCAAAGCACCATACAAACGAGTGGTAGTAATGGTGTTAGAACCAATAATTGCTTCGTTGGATACATTACTGGCTGCGTCAGCATTAGCACCAATAATAATGTTACCAGAGCCGCTGGTAATACTTAAGCCAGCTTTATAGCCCAGAATGGTGTTCTTATTACCGTTAGGAGCATTATTACCGGCTTGATAACCCAGAAGTGCATTACCGCCCTTAACACCAATCAACTGAACATAATCAGCATAGAAGGTAACCCAAGTCCATCCATAATTACCTAAAGGAGCAAGAGTAGGGGCAATAATAACATCTGAACCAACTATAGCAAAGAAATCCACATACCCAAAATCATGCAGAGTTGTACCATCAAATATCTTGATTTGTTGAACACCTCCAGCAATAATATTCCCAGCTACAGCAGCAGCATAAACAGGAGAGGTGCTAGGAAAAGATATTCTTTTATCATCAAAGCCTGCATTATAGCGATACTGATAGTTGGCAGCATGGTTAAGTGTGCCGCTCCAAATACCATCTGTCGTGTTAGTTTCACCATATACAAGACCAGAATCAGTAACAGTGGCTTCGTTAGGATTTGGAACAGCGGCCCAAGAAGTAGCCGTACCGTTAGTGGTTAAAAACTTTCCTGAATTACCAGACTGACTTGGAAAAGCATCAACAGTATCCCAATAATTAGAGGTTCCATTGGTGCGTAGATACTTACCAGTCTGCCCTGTAACAGAAGGAACATAACCAGCAGCAGTGGCAGCACTAGAGGCTGCATTAGACTCAGAGATAGCAGCATTACCGGCACTAGTGGACGCAGCAGAGGCACTAGAGGAGGCGCTAGAGGCACTAGAAGCAGCATTGGAGGCACTCGTAGACGCATTAGATGCACTGGTGGACGCTGACGATGCACTAGAGCTAGCACTAGAGGCACTAGCAGACGCTTCTGAAGCCTTTGTAGTGGCTGTGCTGGCACTAGAGCTGGCACTAGAGGCACTAGACGATGCGCTAGAGGCACTAGAGGCAGCGTTAGTCTCACTGGACAAGGCCGCAGCAGCCGAGGCAGCAGCAGCAGCCGCAGAAGCACTTACTCCAGAAGCACTTGAAGCAGCAGAAGCAGCACTGGTGGCAGCGTTAGTGGCTGAGGTGGACGCAGAAGCAGCATAAGCAGCCGCTTCGTCAGTCTTCTGAATAATCAGTTCTGCTGCGTTTGCTGCGTCATCAGTAGCATCTCCTGAGCCTCCAGGACCACGGTAAATCGCCATTTAGACTCCAAACAATTTGTTAGAGATTGTCGTATCCGGTACGTACTTAGTCTGATACCAGGACTCCAACGGACCAGCAACATTAGCTGGAGTTGTTGGGAACAATCTGTTGTAATTCTGTTGCACTTGCTGGAAATAAGAAGCATCGTATGGATTCATACCGCTATACGTGCCTGTAAATGGCGTAGGAGCCTGAATGGACGGCATAGCCATACCTCCCCCTGTACCGCCTCCCATAAGCCCTTGAGCAGCCGCTGTTAAAGCTCCAGCACCACCAAACAATCCCGCCCCTAGTTTAAAAAGCTGATAAGCCTGCTGAGGAGTCAAGTTCTTAGTTGCTTCTTGTGCTGTACCAGGTACAGTTACTGTA